GCCCTGCAGGACGACAGGCGTCGTCGCAATCACTTTCAGGTTCGGCTTGATCAACAGCTAGCCGACCAGCTGCGCCACTACGCAGAGCAACGCCACCACGGCGTGATCAACATGGCGCTCAACACAATCGTCTCCAAATTTTTCAACGCTAAAAGCTGATGCTCAACATCACCGCACACGGCAACCTCGGCAAAGATCCTGAGGTGAAGCAGGTCAAGGACACTCAGGTTGCTGAGTTCAGCCTGGCCTCTCGCACCGGCAAGGACGAGACCACTTGGATCAACTGCGCCGTCTGGGGCGCTCGCGCCGACGTGGTTGCCAAGTACCTCTACAAAGGTGCCAAGGTAACCGTGGTTGGATCTGGCAAGCTCCGCACCTACCCAAAGAAAGAAGGCGGCGAAGGCGCGTCCTTAGAGCTGCGCGTGTCTGACTTCACGCTGCCTGCCAAGAGCGACGGCCCTGGCGAAGGTCAGAGCAAGCCAAACTACGACTTCTAATAATCGGGGCATCAGCTCTGCTCTCTCCTACAGCCTCCACAACTCCCCTGTTCCGCCATCGCAAGATGCCCGTTCCGGCCTGTTGTGCTCCCTGTAGGCCAGGCAACCTGTGTAAGTCCCCGCCTTTTTATGAGCACACCAACCATCGAGCAGGTCATGCAAAACGGCGCATTGGTGTGGCGTGTCCACCATGGCGGTATGACCCGGTATTTCCGTGAAGATTGGCGCGCTCGCTGGCATTACGAGCAGTGCATCAGGCTGAGCCGGACAAGGAAACTAGGCAAGCACTGCTAACCCCTTGCCAATGGCATACCACCTGTGTATATTGGAGGTGTTCAGGGGGAGACCCCACACCTCCCGCCCACAGGGCGGCTTTGAAAATGGATCTGGTTCTGATCGCTGGTTCTTTCGCTTCAACCACCTTCACCATCAAGCCGGTGTCGGAGGCAGGCCAAAACTTTTTGGGCTTTGCCACCGAGTCTGTGGTCATCCGTAAATCAGACCTCCCCTGTGCTGAGAGGGCTGTTGCTGCCAAAGGCTTGAAGATGGGCAGACGTGAGCTTTGGAGCGATGGCTCTTTCACCGACGTTCTCTGAGCCCTTCGGGGCTTTTTTATTAACCGGGCAGCATCGCCTGATCTAACGAGGCGATGTGCCCAACAGCCTGCTGGATCAGCTTGGTTTGGTGATACCCCTGGCGGGTTAGCGAGACGCACAGACTGCGTAACTTTTCCAAGTCATCGCAACTATGGATCTCGCGAACCGTCGCCTCCAAATACAACTCCTCTTCCAGCGTCTGCTCGATGATCATCCACTCCATGGGAGCCGCGCAGCTGCTTACGCTATAGCGGGAACAATCAAGCGACGCTAGGCATAACCGTTACATGATTGTTGTAATGGCCAACCCCTTCAAGGCCGTAGTGCTTCATCGGCACCTCTGACATCAGGTGAAAAACCATCTGCCCAATCTTCAGCCCTGGGAACAAAGGCAGTGCATGATGCAAACGCTCGTTCTTCAACTCCAGGGTCAGCTTTGATCCGTGCCAGCCTGGATCGCACCAGCCAGCAAGCATGTGACCATAAAAAGAGCGAGCACGGCTTGACTTGAGTACAAACTGCGCGCTGAGATCGGTGGGCAAGTTAAACGACTCGCGTGTTTCAGCCAAGCAAACTTCGCCGGGGTGAAGCATGAACGGGTCATCTTCTGTCCGGTGCGAGATGTCTACACGCACAAGCTCGGGGCTGTAGATGCTTTCGACCATTAAGTGGTTACCAAGCAACACATCTAACGATGCCGGGTTGACTAGCTCCTCATCAAAGGGGACGACCATTTCGCTCTTTCGGCATCGAGCCATGATCTGCCAATCACACAGAACCGCCATTCATTGCTTTAAGGGTGCAACCTATTGTGCCTCGACAAATATGGCCCAGCCGCTTCTGGGGCCATTGACCTGCCAACGTTGATGGAAGGCAGCCTGCCGGACGCTGACGCGATAGCCAGAGAGCGCCGGATTGTGCGTGCCCCGCTCAATATCTGGCAGGCCAAGGGGGTCTGACATAAGCCAGCTGGCGTCATTGCTGTATCGAGATTGGTAGCCGTGAATCAGGCTCCAGTGGCCGCAGGTTTCTGAACCACACATCGGTGGCTCGCCGCGCAGCATGTCGCCTCGGTGATACCAGCCAACCAGCACAGGAGTGCCAGCGTCGATGGCCTCCATCACGTCTTCTGCATCGGCGTTATCAACAAAGCGAACCTGCAGACCAAGACTGCTCAGGGCTTTGACGTGAGCGTAGACAGAAGTCGTGTCACCAAACTCCTCACGGATTCGGGAATACTCCTCTTGGGTTTTGATCTTGCGGTGATGGGCTGCTGCCATGGCGGCTGCGCTGGTGAAGCACATTCGCTGCCCATTCGGTAGATCGAGCTGGCGGAAGTACTGAGGCATCCAGACCTCTTGATCAATGCCGCTTGCTTTCCAAGCTTGGATCCACTCCGCATCCTCCTCCAGAAGTTCCGCTGGCATGGACTCCTCAAGCTGTTTAATAGCAGCCATGCGGTGGGGGACATCTCTTCTGTAGAACTCGAAAAACGGCAATAGCGAGATCATTGCCAGAGCACTCAGGTACGGTCTGACATTGCCTGAGGGCAGCTGTTCACGCCAGAGCTGTATCCAGCGATGAACACGACCATTGTGGTGCAGAGCAGCAGCATGACCGCGCCTCCGGCAACGAACCAGCCAGTTGCGGAAAAGGCGGATAGCTTCACTTCTCCACACGAGTATCCGGGAGGAGCAATTCGCGTGCGTGCTTGCAGAAAAGGTCGTCGATGTCGTTGTCCGTTCTTGCGACGATCTTCTCAAGCATCGCCACAATCAGCTCTCGGAATGAGCGGGAGCGCCACATGGTCATCACCAAGGGCTTAAGTACCAAAAGCATGAGATTGCTTTGAACTTCACCAATACCTTAGTTCCGATTGCTGTGGCCTTCCAATCGGGCCACTGACTGCTCAAGATTTGCCAGTCGCGCAAAAATCTCTTGATCGCGAGTCCTGATGTCTGC